TTTAGCTACAAACTGAAATAAATCAACGTTGCCTAAATGGGGAGGTATACCCGCAAATATTAAGTTGTGTTTAGGGTTCCTAGTTCTCGTAAGACCTAAATCTACAGGACGTCTAATACAGCCTTCCATTATTATAGGAGCTATTATAATATCAAAAGATTTTTTAGTTTCCGGAGGGTATCCAGCCTTCTTTGCAAAATCCTCATTAATCTTCATAGCGGTTACTAAATCTTCTAAAGCGGTCTCAGACATAGTATTATCAATACTTAGATGTACTATCCATTCACCCTTCGCTTCCTTAATTCCTAGGTCTCTTAAAGAATGTCCCCAATCATTATACCTTTTTTTAGTAGCTCTAAATATTGGCTTATTTTTTAAATGGTCGAAGCTTGGAAGGGGTCTGGATAGAGGACCATCGTGGTATAAAAGCATTTCAAAATCTTGGTAAGTTTGCTTATCTACACTTTCTAAACACTGCATCATACCTTCGTCTGAAATAGCCTCGTCATAGTGAGTGCCTATAATGGAAAACTTAGGTTTTAACATTTTTTTGAAACTCCTTCTTAGCTTTTATAATATCACGATATAGTTGAAGTCTTTGGTCTACGATTTTGTTTATATCGTACTGAGCGTCAACTATTTGTTTGAGGTTTTCCCCTATCTCTTGCCTATGCTTTCTATCTTTAATAACTTTTGATAAATATCTAACCCATTCACTTCTAGGATTATCTTTGGATATTAAGTAGCCCGTCTCTCCGTTTTTTATAACATCATCATAAGCTCCACAGTTAGTAGCCACTAAAGGTATTCCATACCTTCCGCATTCCATTAATTTAATTTCGGATTTTGAATCATTAAACTCATTAAACTGTAGAGGGGCGATAGCAACATCAATATTAGTATACATTCTTCCATACTCATGAGAAGGCATCGCATGGTAAACTTTACAATTGTTATGTCGAACTCCTTTAGTTAGTATTTTTTCATAATTATCCCAAACATCTTGTTGCCAGTCCGGATTTGGTTTGCCGTCTTTCATAGGCATAGGAGGACGACCGTAAAAACCCCAATGAGCTTTTTCCGCGCCTACTTTAGAGTTAACACTCATAATAATCCCAGGAAACTCTTTAACATCTTCCTCGTGATGAATGCCTCCCACCCAGCCCATACGCGTTAATTTTTTAGGAGCTCGAAGCTTTGGCTGGTTCCAACACGGCAAGTCAAAGTCAATCGCATTTCGAATAACAACAAGGGCGTGTCTTACGTATGGAGAAATTCTATTAGCAAACTTTGTTTGAGTTACAGATACTAAATCTACACTCGCATAAATTCTTTTAGTTAGCTCTGAAAGATTTTGCTCTTTATACACTCTATGAAGTCTGTGCCCTTCATATAAGTCTGTTAACAAGTCATCATTATCATAATGAACTAAACATCCGTGCTTGTGAGCCATTTTTATAATGTCTACAGTGTATTGGGCGCCAAAGTTATGTATGTTCTGGAGGAACACAATGTCCGCCCATTTAAACTCATCTTCTGTAAAATCAGGGTCTTGCTTACCTGTTTCAGCACAGTAGCTTAAAGGGTTAAGATTTTGTTTAATCTCAACCTCATCCTTACACTTCTCCTGCAATTTAGACATAGGGAGGATAACACGATAGTACGCGCATCCTCCCTCATTCGCAGGGCAAGCTAGTATTTTTAGCTTACTCTTTTTAGTCACTAGTCTACTTTAATACTCTTAAGATGAGCAAGATAATCTTCATCCTCGTCAGAGTCAGTAGTTGCTTGTGATGTGGTACCTGTCGGGCGACCTGTAACAATAGCTTCCATTTCCATAGCCATATTCTTTAAGTCGTCATACTCTGCAACCTTAACAAGACCGTGAATATCATGAAGTTCGTCCATCCATTCCGCACATTGCTTTTCAGAACCTGCTTCGGTTTGTTTTGGTTTTGGAGAAGACTTATCATAATTCGGCCATTGTCCTTGGGTATCTTTTACAACTTTGAAATCCCAACCTTCTTTTAGGTCAGTAATATCCCCGAAGTCTTCGTCAAAGAAACAGTCAAGAATCTTACCAAACAGCTTCATGCCTACAGATAAAATCTTTACAGACTCATCACGACGGTCTACTACGTTTAAATAATAACGCTTGCGTGGTTTGATAGAACGTGCAAGGTCTTGCGCACCATCCACATCCATTTTCCATAATTTGTAATATAAATCACAAACAGGGCATGAATCTCCTTTTACTCTAGGGCAGTGATAGTTCTTTTCATCTATACGGTGAATCGCAGTCTCCGCATAAAAATCCGTATCAGAATCTCCTGAAGGGAGAACACGGATTTGGGAAGTTCCCTCCTCCATCATAAAAAACTTCTTTAAGAAGTCGTTGTTTCCGCCACCTGATTGGGCGTTTTGAATTTGTTCATATTTTTGTCTTAGTTTGTCTATATTGACCATGGTTTTACTCCGTTAATTTGGTTGTTGAATGTAAGGGGGGAAGCGACATTTACAGCATGTATCTCAGGACAGTGAGGTAGTGCAAGCTTAATTGCTTGGCTTAGCCTGCCCACTATATGTCCGGCGCCTAGTCTTACTTTAGTACTTCCCCCTTACAGTTTATTATAGTTGGGTTTATCCAATATCTCCAACTAATTTTATCTCTGCTCTTTTATTTGCAGAAATCTGGACCAGCATATCTTTTTGATGGTCTAAAGAGTTCATAATATTTTTAGCTAGGTGGTACTTGTGAGCAGCCTCTGTTTTTAACCGGTCCTTCTCTTTTACAGTGCTTACAGTTTTTACATAAGCATCCAATGCTCTATCAGTTGCCTTTTTACCGTCGTCTAAAAGTTCTGCTCTTCGTTGCTCTCTAACCCTAGCCTCTTCCTGCTCCCAAGAATTTGATACCATATCAACCTCTCTCTTCGCATAAGCTAAAACCGCTCCAAAAAATGCGTATACTCCTGTATGTTGAAGAAGCGCCTTTTCTATATTACGCTCGTCGATACTTAAATAAGATTTTGTTATATCTAAATAAGTATCTTCTATTCGACTGTATGTTAATTCTATATCATTCATTACTACTAAAAATATATTGAAATAGTTCAGGGTTTAAACCTGCAAGTTGTTGGATTACATTAGATGTAACCGTGGTTAAGTATTCATTTCCTATTTGAGGCATTTCGTCATCATCCCCTAATCCAACTAAATCAAAAGCAATATGGCAAATTTCATGAAGCAAAGTTCCTTTGTAATCTTCTACAGATTGACAGGGGTCAATAGTTAATACGCCTTTGGGGAATTCCACACACCCATACAAATTATCTTTAGCTAAAGACCTTTGGTCGATTGTAAAAGTTTTTATTCCAGTATAAACTTCTAAAGGGTGTTTTGGAAGTGATTGTTTTTTTGTTGCCATTATGCTGTCTGTTCTTGTACTTGCTCTTGAGATACGACAAGTCTTGTATAATCTACTTTAATAGGTACGATAAACCTTGCTCGACCATTTCGAGATTTCATTAAATATAAACGTGCGTCACCACTATCGAACTCTTGCTCGGTTTGGTTTATAGAGAAGACTAAATCACATACGCGAATTTTACCGTACGAATCAGCCAATTCAGCGTCTGTAATAATTTGAACTTTTTTACCTTCGCGATTAGTTTGTGTTGCAGTCCACACCAATAATTTATATTCTGTAGCCAACCCTCTTAATTCTTGGGCGGTTCGTTCTTGTGCTTGGTATTCTGCAACAGTGGAATCCGAAGATAACAGCTCTAAATAGTCTACGATTAAAACGTCTGGAGTAAAATCTTCATAGTTCCTTAACTGATTTAAGTATGCTCTAATACCGCTCACACTTAACCTTTTAGTAGGAAATTCTTTAATCATAAGCCGCCCTTTTCCAGGGAGCTTTTCCTCAATGGTGGACAGTCGCTCCTCCACGTCTTTAACACGCTTTGAAAGTTGCTTTTGTTGAATCCTAGTAAAAATACTATCCAACCTTTGAGCTACTCTATCTTCAGCCATCTCTAACGATAAATACACCACATTATATCCATCCAAGACTGAGCGTACCGCTTGATTAGCTAAGAACAAAGACTTGCCAACTCCAGGAGGAGCGACGACCATTGCCATTTCTTTTGAAGCTAACCCACCTTCAAGGGCTTCGTTTACAGTTTCAAAAGGGGTTCTAAACTGGGAACTTACTTTATTATCTTGCAGTCGTTTCCACCGGTCTGCAATTCCAGTAAAATAATCCGTACCTAAATCGACATTTCGACTGACGGTTAATGCTGTTTGAACCTCCTCGGCAATAGCTCCAAAATTCTTTTTCTCTAAATGGTCTACTGAATTAATAATAGCTTCTTTCAAAGACTGCTCTTTAGCAAACTCTTCTACACAATCCAAATAATATTCTTCGTTTTCAATGGATTTAATATCCAACTTATTAATTTCAGCTAACTCATCTTTATAATCTCCAAACAACTCATTAGAGGCTAAAATTTTTCTAGTTTCTTCTAGTAGCTGTTCATTCGTAGGAAGCTTCTTATACCTAAGAAAGAAATCCTTTAAAGTAGAGTAGAATTTTTGATGAGACGGAAATTCAAAATATTCCGCTTTAATCATAGGCATTGTTTCGATTAAAAATCCTTCTTCGGATTTTGATAGGTAAAGAATGCCGCGCTGTATTGAGTCTTGGAAGTTATACGCCATGACCTATAATAGACAAAGAGCTAAGATATTGAATGGTTTTTAGTTAGTACTTCCGAACCCACCGTCGCCTCTATCAGTCATAAGCTTTCCAAACTCTTCTATGGTAACAGGTTCCAAAGAAACTTGAGGAAGCTTGTTGATTACTAATTGGGCTATCCGTTCACCTCTTTTAAGGATAATTCCCGAATAAGGTGCTAGATTTCTAATAGGAACTTTTAACTCCCCTCTATAGTCGGAGTCTATGGTGCCTGGAGCGTTAGGCATAACAATATGTTTCTTACTCATAGAGCTCCTTAAACGGATTTGTCCTTCGTAGCCTTCTGGTATAGCTATTCTTATACCTGTAGGAACGAGTGCCATACTCGCGCCGGGAATTAAAGTCTCTTGAGATACCGCTAAATCAAACCCGGCGGCTCCTTTAGTTTCTAACCTAGGAGTTGGATTGTCGGAAGTGTTTAGTATTTTAATTTTCATCGTGTTGTTATAGTGTAGAAGTGTTAATTATGAACTGCCAAAATCTTGCCTATTTTGTAAGTACTAATCTTGGGAATATTGTTATCAGGGGTTATTCCTAAAGCATCAACGATATAATGCCAATCAGCGGCATAGTCTCTAGAGGTAACACCTACGGACTGAGCTATTTTGGTTTTAAGGGCTACAGATGCCCAGTCTATCCTCCCAGGGCTTAAATGAGAGCTCAACCCTCCTCTATTTTGGGAATCTTGAACCTCTCTCTGAACTATATCCCAATAAATTAAATCGGGGTTGTGTAGTCTATGAACTACATCTATCCATTGAAAGATTGTAGGAACAAGATAATTATCCCCGTTAGTTATCAGCACGTAATCAGAGTCTTTAGACACTAGATTCATAAGTCCATAATGCCTGTTAGCATGACCTACCTGACCCTCGCGTTCTTCCGAGCAGGTATATGTAATCCTCTCATCTAAATACCCGTTACGGGTTAAATCATCTTTCATTTTACGATAAAAATCATCATTTCCGTCGTGTATAATATGAAGTTTCCAATTAGGGTAAGGT